GTGGTAGAGCCGAGCAACAGGATTGCCAGATTAACCTCTGATAGAGCTTAGACCAGGACTCTCGCCTGGTGGTAGAGTGCCGGGTTTCAACTTAAGATAGCAAGACTAAATTTTAGGGGTGTAGTAGTAGCTATGCAAAAATGCATTAAGCCATGCACTCAAAAGATATCTATATTTGTGTAGTTAGCCACGGCAAATATTCATATCGGATTTTAGCTATGTGGGTTGACAGAGCCGGGGGGTTTGTGGTATAATCCGCAGCTCCCTAAAATCTGTACTAAATCTTGTAGGTATTTATGCTAAGTATTCTTACACCAATAACCTTACGTATTTGAGGTAACTTTGTATGCGCTTAAACCTTACGTATTTTACATAAATACAGATGCACTCAAAACCTAAAGTATTTTAGCTAAATGCTGATGCACTTTTTGGTTGAATAGAATTTGATGCAAATCTGTACTAAATTTAACACGAATACTTTTGGTATTTGAACTAAATCTTAGCACAACCCCCTCCGTGGGAAAGTGACCCCACCGTGGGAAAATGAGCGGAGGGCCACCGTGGGAAAATGAGGGGTACGTGGGAAAGTGAGCAGACATAGGTGTTGACTACACCCTGGTAGTTCTTATATCAACAGTGTAACACGCAACTCAGCATCACAGGAGAACAATATGATTGACGTGCTTAACAAGATCCTCGACCTCAAGCAGGGCATCGTAGACGTAGAGTTTATGAAGAAGGATGGTACTGTCACCACCCGGAAGATGACCCTTAACTCCAGTATTGTAGCAGCACTTAAGAAATGGGACGAGCATGAGGCAGAGCTTAACCCTACACTGATTAAGGCCTGGTCTATCACTGATGATGGTTGGCGTGCCATGAAACCTGACCTTATCCAGAAATGGACCCCCCTACACAAAAGTACCCCCCTATCTGAAGATAGCCCCCTACACTAAGGAGTAGCCCCTATGAATAAAGCCCTGTGGGGCATAGCCCACCAAGTAGAAGCCCAGATAGCCGAGCTTAAGGGTCGAGTAGATTCCTACACCGGAGACAAGCGAGAGACGAGATACATCTATCTGGTAAGAAACCTACAAGCAGCAGAGCGAATGTATGAGGAGGCCAAACATGGCTGAAGATTTCTTAGGTACGCCCCTATCCATTAACGATACTGTAGTGGGGCTTTATCAAGCCTCACAACGATTGCCGCATAAAGGGCCTAACGCTTACAGAACCCTCAAGCCTGTGTTAGCACTGGGCAGGATACTGGAAGTAGGTACAGGCCCCAAGGCTACAGTATTCTGGTACGAGGACGAGAGAACCTCTACCATTACCACCAAACGACTAGCTAAATACGGAGAATAATATGTCTGATGTACGTGATAAATTGATTGAGATTCGTGACTGTCTGGACGCAGCACAGGACGAGGTTCATGCCATGCTACAAGACGAGGAGAGCAAGACTTGGCAGAGCCGAGCCACCTATGATAGACTTAAGAATGATGTCTCAGATGCATCACTTAACATACGGGACTTGGAGATATTCATTGACGAGTTCTTTCAGGACAAGGGAAAGACATGGAATTAGCAGAAGCTGAAGACCTGTCGGAAGTTGGCACGTAGCTTCCGGCGGTCAGACCTTTACGAAGACCTCGTAGCAGAGGGGCTGCTCGAATGGCTAGAGCATGAAGCGAAGGGGTACGACAGTATCCCTGACCTTGTATTAGTTAGTAAGAAGAGAATGCAGGACTTTATTTCATTACGCCAAGGTCCGTTAAGTATACCCCCCTCTGATAAAACCCGAGATAACGCCAGAGCCATCAGAAAGGGGCAAGAAAAGCCTTTGGAGACTATGGCACCAGACACTTACAATAACCTCCGAGTCGCCTTAGAAGGCTCTACAGAGCTTCTGGAGGGTAGTGAGCATTCTTATAAAGGTGCTACAGAGGAAATGATCTGGGTCAATCAGGTCGGCAGTGTCATGGAGGGCAAACTTAAACCCCGAGACTACCAGATCTTCTTAATGCGTTATGGGCCGGAAGAACTCACCGCTCAAGAGGTTGCCATAAGGCTCAAAATGACCTTAAGGGGGGTGCAATACGCCGACCAAAGGATCAGACGCAAACTAGCTATGCTTAAATAGCTTTTCGTAAGTAAGTCGAAAAGAGGCTTACTACATACTACAGTTTCCAACATAAGTTTAGGAATACTACATGGTAGAAAAGAGCCATAAGCCTTGTCCTCATCCTAGTTGTAGTAGCACTGATGCTTTTAGCTACAACACAGTGAAGATGACTGGATACTGTCATAGTTGTGAAAAGGGTTACCCTACTAAAGGTGTGACCTACAGCGAAGAGACACTGCAAGAGTTTCCCCTTAAGCCCTACAAAGAGGAGTTCGAAGTGAACTTTATTCCTAAGAACATTCAAGAGCACAGTGAGTCTGGTTTTGTAGCAATGAGGGGTATCTCCTCTCAGACTATGGAACATTATGGTGTAGTAACCTACTCAGGTGAAGGTGAACCAATTAAACAAGAGTATCCCTATCCTAGTGGTGGTAAGAAGATTAGGTACTTTCCTAAAGCGTTCAGTAGTGATGGTCTTAAGCAGGATGAACTGTTTGGTATGAACCTATGGAATGCTGGTAGTGCTAGGTTTGTGACCGTCACAGAAGGTGAGGTAGACGCTATGTCAGCCTACCAGATGCTGAAGGGGAACTACACCAATCCTGTAGTCTCACTGCCGAGTGCTACCCCTTCTAAGGCTCTCTGGGAGAAGTGTAGTACTTGGTTGGATAGCTTTGAGAAGATTATCCTGTCAGTGGACACAGACGGTCCCGGCAATGCCCTAGCAGCTAAGATGGCTAACCTGTTTCCTAACAAGGTCTACCGTGTCCCGCATGACAAGTTTAAGGATGCTAACGAGTTCCTTGTAGCAGGACAGGCACAGGCATTTAAGAACGCTTGGTACTCAGCTAAGAAGTTTATCCCTGAGAACATCCTCAACACTACAGACCAGTTCCTAAGCCTGTACCGGGATACCCCAGAACACCAGTATGTACCGACCGGGATACAAGCCCTAGACGACAAGATCATGGGGCTGATGCAGGGACACTTCACTGTCATTAAGGCACAGACTGGTATTGGTAAGACTGAGGTGATGAGGTTCTTAGAGTACAACCTACTACAAAAGGGTGTACCCTTTGCTACATGGCACTTAGAGGAAACCAAACTACGTAGTCTGCTTGGGTTGGTGACCTACCACACAGGAACTAACGTCACCCGTCGAGACCTGATTGACGAGGAAGAGGTAGGCCCCCTTATCGAAGAGGCTATCACAGACCTGACTAAGGATGAGAACTTCTACCAGTTCTACCTTCCAGATGGCCAAGGGACTGATGAGCTTATCGACCAGATCAGGTTCTTCCGAGAGGCTTGTGGTTGTCAGTTTGTGTTCTTTGAGCCTATTCAGGATGTAGTAGCAGGGCTTACGGAAGAGGGTAAGGAACAGATACTCGCTGACCTGTCAGTCCGACTGTCTAAGCTGTCTGCTGAGCTTAATGTAGGGATTGTGACCATTGCCCACACTAATGAGAATGGTGACCCTAAGTACTGTAAGATGATTGGACAGAGGGCTTCTGTGATTATCGACCTTAGCCGGGACAAAGAGGCTGAGGACTATGACGAGAGGAACACCACCTACCTTACGGTACAGAAGAATCGCCCTTGCTCTGAAGAGGGTAGGGCTGGTAGACTACGCTTTGACCCTTCAACTTTTATCTTAAAGGAGATTTTGTAATGATTGACGCTAAAACAGCTATGACCCAAGCACCTTGGACTGTGAATACCTACCTTGATAAGGTCGTAGAACACTTGATTGACTCTACTGTTTCGGGTGAAGACAGAGAGTACAAGACCTATGTAGAGCTTTACAAGCAAGTGCTGACAGACCACTCCGATCTTGTATCTTCCTTAGTGGAAAGTTGCGTTAAAGACTTTAGCGTAGTCTTTGCCTGTGCAATCGGGGCGGGGAGTGAAGATGACAGTATTTGACATTGAAGTTGTGCAGAAGGAGTTTGCGTGATGCCTTACAAAGACCCAGAAAAGCGGCGGGAGTACTACAAAAAGAACCGTGAAGAAAAACTGGAGTACCAGAGAAAGTACGCCGTAGAGAACCGTGAGAAACTCAGAGAGTACAAAAGAAAGTACAACGCAGAGAACCGTGAGAAACTCAGAGAGTACAAAAAAGAGTGGATGAGGGCTGTTAAGAAAAAAGACCCTGATAAGTTCAAAGAGTACGACAAGAAGTATAACAAGAAGTACTACGAAGAAAACAAAGAAAGACTAAAGGAAAAGAATAAGGAGTATACTAGGAACAACAGACATAGGATTATGCTAAGTGGGGCTAGGAAGAGGTCAAAAGATAAATCCCTTCCTTTTGACCTAGAGCTAAGTGACATCGTAATTCCAGAGTTCTGCCCTATATTGGGTATCAGACTTGAGGGGGGAGCTGGTTCTGCATCAGCATGTAGCCCCTCTTTAGATCGTATTGTGCCAGAAAAAGGTTATACAAAAGGCAATGTACAGGTTATATCTTTAAAGGCAAACCTAATTAAAAGCGATGCCACAGCGGATGAGATTATGGCTGTGGCTAAGTATTTCAAGGAGCAGGAAGATGACAGTATTTGACATAGAAGCTGACAACCTCCTTGAGGATGCCACCAAGATTCATGTAGTGGCTTGGATGGACAACGGGGAGATGCACTGGACTCACAACTACGATGTTATGCGTAAGTTCTTTACTGAGGCTGAGGTCTTAGTAGGTCACAACATTATCCGGTATGATATCCCCCTAGTGGAAAAGCTGCTAGGTATCGAGGTGAAAGCCAAGCTGGTAGATACCCTAGCTCTATCTTGGTATCTCAACCATGATAGGCCCCGGCATGGGCTAGAAGGCTATGGGGAACAGTATGGTGTTCCTAAGCCCAAGATTGACGATTGGAACAACTTAACACCAGAGGAGTATAGACACCGATGCGAAGAAGACGTGAAGATCAACGTAAGGCTCTACAAAGAGCTAACAAGCCAGCTACAGTGGCTCTACAAAGACGAAACGGAGCGGGACAGGTTCGTACAGTACTTGTCGTTCA